AATCCACTATATGGACTCATACCTGTTTCATAAGGAATCTCAACCTGCACACTTTCAAACGGCTTTGCATAACGAGTTTTCATGATCTTACAAGCGGCACGGATACCTTGCACAGTTGTAGTCTTATTGCCATCTGCATCAAGTTTCAACTTCAACTTCTTCATAGCAACAACAATTGAACTTGCATAGATAAAGCCTTGTCCGCCACTGATCTTGTCATCTGGATCGAACATGTCCTGGCTTGCGTATGTATGATTAGTACACACCATTCCAATGTTGTAAGAACCAAACATGTTGACACAGTTACGTACAAGTGCTGTTAGTGCTTTAGGTTTACGGCCCATGTCACCTTTCATATCGCCTGCTTGGAATTGATTAACATCTGTGGGAGTCAATAACATACCCAATGAATCAATGATAAACAAGATCTTAGGACGCTCTGCGTCATCCATAAGTTTATACTCTGCAATAAATTCGGTAATAGTTTTAGCCACATCGTCAATCATGGCCATGTTAAGTTTTAACAACTTATCAGGGTTTGTATCAACGCCAAGTGCGTGTAACCATTTTTCGTCAAGTGCGTTTTCAGTATCAATTAAAATTGGGTAGATACCTTGCTCTTGTGCATTTTTAACAATGTTTCCTGCACAGATAAAACTCTTGCCTGCACCACTTTCTCCAGCAAACACAGTTACCTTGCCTAACGGAATACCTCGATTAAAGTCTCCGCTGATCAAATAATTCAGTGCGTAATTGCTTGTGCTGACCCAGTCAGTTGGATCATTAAATCCAATGCTTAATCCTTCGATGGATTTTGTGATAGACTTTCTAAATTTAGAAATGTCAAATGCTTTTGCCATTATTATTCTCCTATGATGATAACACAGGCGTACAACTAAGTTGCAGAGGCCTGTGCCGTTTTAATTACGACTGCTGACGAGCGCGAATCTTTGCAAGAATATCTTGCGCACGACTTGCACCATCACCGCTTGTTGCTGCGGCTGGTTCTGCTGCCGGAGCACTAGCTGTAACTGCTATAGGAGTTTCATCTAGATCAACATCTTCTGCTGGCAACGCAATTTTAGCTGCCGATGATGTTTTGTTAGGATCACCAGTGTTCTGGCTCATGCCAGCTGGTTTGAAATACTGACCCCAACGATCCATGTCATATGCTTCACCGTTAACTGAAGCTTCAAACATTTCTTTCATAACTTTAAGTTCAACGTCTGTTGGTTTCTTGGGCAAGAAATCGCTCAAGTTAAACAAACCGTGTTGGCTAACTGCTGCCTGTTCAGCATCTGTTAGAGCACGTTCACGACGTGACCACTTACTAGTAGAGTAGTCTGCAAAACCACCTTTCGATGTTTTAGCAATCTTAAAGTCTACACCTTTAAGTGCGTGTGTTGGCAATTCATCCAATTCTGGATCCATAAGAGCAGAACGGATAATTTGATAGATTTGAGGACCAATGATAAATCTACGGATTGGATTCTCTGGTTGTTTATCTTCCTTCAAAGGATCTTCAACAACGAAGCCTTGAAAAATATAACTGCGTTTTTTCCAATACTTACGACCCATTTCTTCCAATGATTTATCTTTAAACCAGCCACGTACTTCTGACAAGATTGGACATACTGATCCATCGTTGTACATTTCTACGCAAGGTACTTGTACTTGAACTGGGCGTGAATCTGTTTCACCCTTGATACCTGCAAACGGCAATTTGATCATTGCACGTTCTACCCAAAAGAATGTGTTTGCTGAATTGCCATCTTCTAAGAAACGAAGAGTCGCTTCTTTGCCTTCTTGCATATTCCAGTGTGGGTAAATTGCGTTGTCGCCGCCGCCTGATGATTGTCCTGTGGACTTTGATTGTGCTTCTTGAAGTTTTGCACGAATTTCTGCTAATGTTGCCATTTTATATGCCTCCTTAAGTTATGCCTAAAATGTTTATATGCCTTATGCACATGTTTTATTATGTGCTTTTTATTTAGTAAAGTCAACGAATATCTGCTGCTTTTTTGATTCTATTTCACCAAAAGAAAAAGCGGGTCAAGCCCACTTTTCCTTATACTTCGCCAATGCTAGTTGCCTAGCTAACCATAATCTAAATTTTACATGATCTGATAGTTCATCATCGTGAACTAGTTGACCAAACTCGCCAGCTTTTCGATTACGGCCAAAAGTGACTTCATCATCTACAATGAAGTCACTATCGTCTAAATCAAATTTACTTAGCGGCTGGTTTTGCTTCTGCTTTAGGTGCGTCTTTCTTAGCAGGTTCGCTTTTTGCAGGCTTCTTTTCGTCCTTCTTAACTTCTACTTTAGCTGGTGCTGTTGCACTGGCTGGAGTTGCAGGAGCCTTAGCTGGTTCTGCTGCGAATACTGTTGCTGCAAACATTGTTGCGATTACAAGTGCGATTGATTTCATTTTATTTTCCTTTGAGGTTTGGTGAACTAGCAGGAGTCTTACAAGGCCCGGCTCTTTTAGTATCGCAGTCCGGACTAACAATCCTTAAGGAATGTGTAATCTTTACATACGATTCATTTTTACCTGGCTTTTCGCTATTACAAAACGTGTTCATAAATGCCTCCTGCATATATATACAACGCTTTAGTAAGACGTTTAGTTGACACAGAAGTTTGATTTCATTTCGCCAAAAAGAAAGGACCCGAAGGTCCTTTTCAACTTGCTTATTTTTACATTCCAATGCCTTGGCTAATGCCTGACAGTTCTCTAATGCGTGATAGTTCTGCTAATTCTGGGTTTTGATTTGAGCTTTGTTGTGGAGCCATACGCTCTACCATTTTGCGAGCAACATGTTCTGCTTGCTCACCAAACTTTTTGCCTACCATAACTGCAACGCCTTCTGGGCCTTTAGGGAATGTACCTGAATCACGGTCATAAAAACTGTGGATAAACTCAGCAACTTCTTGTACATTCATTGATTCTTCTTTACCTGAACGTTTGCGGAAATCACGTGCATGTCTGTCATCGTGTTTTTTAGGGTCTGGCAAGCGATACTTGTCTGAACCTTTGCCGCGTTGTGCTGGTGATAAATCGTAATCATCTTGTTTATCGTACTCTGGATGATTTGCATCACTTGCTTCTTGTGGAACTTCTTCTGGTGCTGGTGCTGCTGGATCCTCTGCTGGTGCTGCTGGATCAGCTTGCGCAACATCTGCCTGCCCATCCATATTTTCATCATCCACATAATCACCAAAGTCTAATTGCTCTAATGCCTCAGGAGCATTTAGCTCTAACCAGTCTTTGACCAATCCTCTTACACAACTGTCTGGATCTTCCGATGCCTGTGCTTTAATTCTTTTGAACAGTTCTGGATCTTCTATAACACCCTTTAGACTTTCGATAGCATTGCTGCCGTCCACGCCTGCTGGAAAATGTTGTCCAACTAACTGTTGTAATTGTTGTATTGCAGCCTGTTGCTGTTCTGGATCTTCACTAGTGATTCCTGATTCTTCGCCTAGGTTCATTACCCATGATTCAAATTTATCAAAATCATCGCTATATTCTGAAATTTCAGCATCATCGTAATCTTCTGTAGTAGTGGTCATAGCGACTATGTCGTCATAGCCTATAGTATTGCCTTCTTTCATCAGTCTGTACAGAACAGGGAATACTGATTTGATATCTTCTTTGAAATTGCGTACTGTGAATTTTTCTGTAAAATCTTCTACAACATCTTGTGGTACTTCTAATGGTTGTTGTGCCTGAAAACTTTCTTTGTAGGCTGCGTAGTGACTCTGTTTTGACAATGCCTTAACCTGTTCACGTAAACGATTTAATTGTTCGCCTGAGCGTTCAACAACTTCGTTAGTGTCTGAATTCATTAGATCGTTGCGCACAACATAGTTGCCAAAGCTCTTTAGTTGAGCAATTTCTTCGCTCATACGTATAAGTGATTCGCCGATCTCATCATATGGTTTGCCGCCATTTGCAACGTGACGTTGCATGGCACGAGCACCTGCTAAGTGAATGAACGGATATTTAAAACGTTCGCCATCTGCATTTTCAACAAATAGACCTGATATGTTTCTGGATCTTGCACCAGGTGCCATATCATCTGCTAGTGCTTGATTATGTTTGATAATCAAACGTGTATCTTCTAATTTTTGATAGCTTACGGTTTTTGTACCGTACATTGCGCTTTCACTCATAATGCTTTCTCCAACAGGTGTTTGTATTGTATTTGACTGGGTGGGTTTTGGTTGAGCATTTTGACTTAAAAATGCATAATCACGTTGATCTAAATTATCTTTGGCAATATCGCGTGTGTCAAAATTCAACAATCTACGCTTTGCAAAACCTCTTAATTCTCTTAGAAACCCATACCAATTGTCTTTTTGTCCGTCATCCATGCCCTCGGTAATGCCGTGGCTGAAGTAAACTTTCATGGAATTTGGCTCTGCTAGACTAATGCTAACATGCCCGATTGGGTTTTCACCCTCCATATAATCAAAATCAAAAAAGCGAGCTTCGTCCGGCTTGATCGTAATCTGTCCAGAATCGTTGCCTAATTTTAAGCCGCTGAATCTACTGCGTACTTTGTAAAATAAATCGTTGGCTATGTTGTTTCTTGCGTCCATAAGTATATTTATCAAAACCCTGTGCTAATAAAGATAGGCATAGGCATTGACTCCTCCGTGATTTTTTCAGTCATTTTATCGTAAATTTTAGGATCCCAGTCCGCTAGTACATCTGCCATACGAATAACCAATAACGTAGAACTTACTAGATCGTCATGTTCGCCGGATTTTGCTTTAAATCCCAACCCGCTGGCAACAAACGTCTTTAGTTCAGAAATTAATGCTTTTGAATTAATCTTCATTTTGTTGGTTTCTAATAGGTTTTTAAGTTGGCTGCATGTAGACACTTTTGTACGGTGTGTTGTGTTAAATCCTTTACGGAATTTGCGGAAGTGTCCTTTACGGATAGGTTCGCTTAGGAATAATCCAGGAAAGTTTTCTTCACCTATATCGCTGATTACCATTAGGGCGGCTTCACCGATATTGTTATTTTCAACACTGTAGTATATCTGTGGAGCTCCACCTTTCTCTGCACCACGCTCTAGTATGTATTTTAATATCTCTCTCATGTGTTTTACTTGATTCTGCACAGGAGTTAGGTTATGATGCCACTCTGCTACCTGTATCATAGTAGGCATTTCATATACTTGAATTGCACCATAGTCGCCGCCGGTGCCTAAACTAGGATCTAATGCTAATAGGTATGTAAGTTTAGGATCGATGTCTTTATACCAGCGTGTTTGCCCCATGGTCATTTTAGGTTCACTGCCTGATAGTTCTGCTAGTTTAACTGCATTGATCAGAGTTTCGTCAAAGATTAAGAATTCACAATCGAACTCTCGACGGAAACGTTCCTCGCCAATCTTAGCACGTTCTACCGCGGCCCATGCATCATCACGATCTGGATGCTCTTTCCATTCTGCAAAATATGGGAAGAATCCATTCACTCCTAGCTCTTGTTCGTTGCCATACTCGTCAAACTTTTTATTAGCCTCGGTCCAAATCATAGCAAACTGATCTTCGTCACTGTTAGGTGTTGATGTAATAATAGCACGACCACCAGTTGACAGTGTTGGACTTAACGCAGTCCAGAACTCTTTGGCTTTCTCTGGCGGTTGCACGAATGCAAACTCATCACAATATATCAATGAAAGAGATTTACCACGTCCTGTATTTTCTGTAGTTGTTGTTGCTTGAATACGAGCACCGTTATCATATTCGATTGTATTTCTGTTATAGCTGATAACACCTGCACGAATAAAGTCGGGTAAGTTTTCATACCCGTAACGATAACGATTCATAATGTCCTGCGCACCTTCATACTTGTGAGCAGCGATTAGTACTTGTGCTTCTGGCACAAACATTGTAAACCATAACAAGTATCCGCAGGCACAGGTTGTTTTACCCATCTG